ATGTCGATATGATTAATATGAAAGATATCGCTGAACTGGTAGATTTAGAAGTGCCAAAAGGTAAGTTATGTTTAGCGAGAGATGGCGATAGATTTGGTGGTAAAGAGTTTTGTGTTATGGTTTTCGATTGTGCTAAATGGAAGAATGTAGTACCAGCGGTAGAAAATTGGAAGTCGGATCCAACTGCTCATCACCAATTCATACAATTGTTTATTCAGAATCATCTAGTCGGTACATTAGATAAAAGATGGAACTCTCACGATGGTGATACAGATGAGATATGGCATCTTCATTATACACATATGCCGACACAACCATGGAAACCAGCTTGGTTTACTGGCGAAGCAAAAGAACACCCACGTCCAGATTTAGTTGAGATATATGAGAAAGCTTATGATGAGGCTGTACTAGAGGGTTATAAACTTGAAGACTATCAAGTTGATCGTGGCGTAAAATATGGTATTATAGGAAAATGAGAATTTTATTATTAATATTAATTTTAATTTTACCTGGTTGTATGTGGATTAGTATTCCAACTTTTAGTTATGAAAAGGAGTTTTTAGATTGATATATGGAGAATTACCAACAAAACGTGTAGTGTATGCGGCTTGTGATAAAGAATATTTTAAAGAACACGCCCCATCATTAGTATATTCACTTAATGATATCGGTAAAGATATTCATATTCATATTTGTGATCCAGATCCATCAGTACATAATATCGAGGCAGTATTAAAGAAAGATATTGATGTTGATTTAACTTGCTCATATAATGACATTGGTGCAACACCGATTGATGCCCGTGCTTATTATTCTTGTTTGCGATTTATGATGACACCTAGTATATTGCCAAGTGCGGGAGAAATGTTAATAGTAGATATTGATTGTGTTTTTATGAATGACTTTGAATGGCCGACTACAGATACTGGATATTTCCCTAGAAACTCTTTAGAGGGTACTGTTGGTTGGGAAGCAGAAGGTACTAGAGTTGCCGCTGGTTGTGTATACTTAACTGCAAATGCTATGAATGTTGCAAAAGAAATTATTGAAAGAATAAATCAAGGACCAATGAGATGGTTCATAGATCAGATTGCTTTATCAGAAGTGTTTGCTAGAGTTGATGATAAAGATATAACGAAGTTTGATGGTAACTTTATGGATTGGGAATTTGTAGATGATACGGTTATTTGGACTGGTAAAGGTCCAAGAAAATATGAAAATAAAAAATATTTGGCCGCTAAAAAGAGTTTTAATAGATTAGGTTTAGCCGCTGATAACCTATGGAGAAAATCTGTTGAATAGAAAAGTATTAATTCTTAAACCAAGATTAGACTTGCCTTTTAAAAAGTTTGGTTTAGAAAGAAGAAATAATAATCCACTTCCACCAATACGTGAGCATTGGAAAAACTTTGTTGATAGATTAGTAGAACATCATGAAAGATGTGGTGATAAAGTAATTGTTATAGAAGAACAAAGATGGAAGTTTAATAATGCTTTACCATTAATTTTTTCACCTGATATTTGTTATGTACCACACGTAGAGAAACATAATTTTAGAGGATTAGATAACTGTAGATATTATATGCAAACAGTTATACCGTGGTTATTTACTATCGATCCAGAAGGCTGGGGCGGTGGTGCTTCTTTTTCTAATTGGACTTACTCTTGCCCACCTGATGATGGTAAAACATTTGAGAAGTTTCAACAAAGAGCATTTGGTGGTGGTTCTAAGTTTGATCAACCAGAAGGAGAATTTCACAACAAAGTTGGTGATTATATTTTTGTACCACTACAACTCCCTCATGATGAAACTATCAGATGGCATAGTACAGTATCAGTAGAAACTATGGCTGAATCTATAGCAAAGTGGGGTGCTAGAAATAGTATTCCTATTGTTTTTAAAAATCACCCGATTAACCCTGGTAGTTTACAACACGTAAAAAATATGGTAGCACAATACCCTAATTGTGTGTGGTTAGAGAATGCTAATATACATTCTGTTATAAGACAAGCTAAAGCAGTTTATGTTGTGAACTCTGGAACTGGTATGGAATCTATGTTATGGGAAGTTCCTGTCGTTAGATTTGGTTTATCTGAATATAATCATGCAGTTGTTGAAGGCGACATAATGAACTTAAAAGAGACATATTATAAAGTATGTAATTTAGATAAAGAAGAAATGCTTGAAAAATATAAATTGTTTTATAATTGGTTTGTTAATATAGTTTGTTTTGATAGTACAAACTTGGGCACTTTTATGAAACTTAGATAAAACGTACTTGACAAAGAAATAAATATTTGCTATATTATTATAAAAAAAGGAGAATATTATGAAAGTTCAATTGATAAAGGCCTGCAGAATGCACGCCGAAGGTGAACTAGAAAGAGCAAAAACTAATATACTAGTTTACATGGATAAAAGTGTTGGTATTGGTGAACATTCTGATATAGTTGAGGCTATACAGAAAGAACTTGATACTATGGCTATAGCAAATGATAGAATAGAAATGTTAAAGCATTTCGAAGAATCACCACAATCAATGCCATTATTTGAGAACAAATGATAATTGTATATGGCCGCCCAGGTTGTGATTATTGCGAACAATCTAAATCGGCATTAGATAGTTGCAAAATTGATTATAAGTATATTGATATATGGCAAGATGATACTGCTAAACAATATATACTTAATAAAGGTTTAAAAACAGTTCCACAAATATATGATGATAATGAAAGTCATATTGGTGGTTATAATGAATTGATGATATATTTAAGTGATAAAGGATATAATGTATGACAGAAATCGATAAAGAAAATATTATCTCTAAATTAAAAGATAATATAATGAATATTAACTTCACTAAGAGAGATGGTTCAACAAGAAGAATGAAAGCTACTTTACGTGAAGATTTAATACCTCAGGCTACAAAAGCCGATCCACTTTCACAAAAGAAAATAAGAAATATTTCACCAGAAGTACAGCCCGTTTGGGATATTGATAATGCTGGTTGGAGATCGTTTAGATGGGACTCATTAATAGGAGCAAATAATGTCACTGGAAGTTAAGGATACTAATCCTGATGAATTTAAATTAAAGCAAGATTTACCCGAAACAAAGGGTCCACAAGATGATGGTACGTATAGAGATTCTTTTGGTGGTACTGAACTTATGTCTAAAGCTTTAACTGAAAGAGTTGATAAAGACTTATTAGAGGAATTTAATATTATCAAGTCTAGAGTTAGACACGTTGATGATAAGAAATCTAATATTCTTTGGTTACATGATTTATGGAATGATCCAGAGAATGAGCATTTATCTGATAAAGAAAAGCGAAAGCGATTCGATAGATTGGTATTTGTATCTAATTATCAAATGAATACGTATATGTTAGCATATGGTATACCTTATAGTGAATCATTTGTTTTGAGAAATGCTATTGAACCTATTTCTATTCCAGCAAAAGCAAAAGACGGAGATCAAATTCGTTTAATATATCATACAACTCCTCATAGAGGGTTAAACATTGCAGTAGCTGGTGTACAAAAACTAGCAGAGACAATGGGTGATAAAATTCATTTTGATGTATACTCTTCTTTTAATGCTTATGGATGGCCTGAAAGAGATGAACCATTTCAAAATATCTTTAATCAAATTAAAGAACACCCAAATATGACTTATCACGGCTTTCAACCAAATGATGTTGTAAGAAAAGCTTTAGAGTCAGCACATATATTTGCATACCCAAGTATATGGACAGAAACATCTTGTATTGCCGCAATAGAGGCAATGTCTGCTGGTTGTCAGATAGTATGTCCTAATTTGGGTGCATTACCAGAAACAACTGGTGGTTTTGCTACAATGTATCATTGGCATGAAAGCATACAAACTCATGCAAATGTGTTTGCTAACTTTTTAAATAGTGCTATTGAAAATCATAGAACAGAAGATATGGGTACTAAATTGGTTTTTCAAAAGAACTATGTCGATAATTTTTATAATTGGGATTTAAGAGCCAACGAATGGACTGGTATGTTGCAGGGTGTTAAATCTTTAGTAGAGCAAAGAAAAAAAGTTGCGGCTGAAAATGCCGATAAAAAATGATCCTGAACCCGAAAGGTATTATGAATGGATACTTTGGAAAATGAGACAAGAAAAAGATAAAGATACCGATTGGAATAAAAATGCTCTTGACTATGATAGATCAGAAGATTTTGGTTTATTCAAGAGAAGTCCAAACAGAGATAGCGATATAGTCAAGCGATTAAATAGAATAGAAGAAAAGCTTGACATATTGTTGTCAAAAAATCAAGGGGATTTAAAATGAATCCAGAAGACATAGATGAAGAATTAGTTAATTTTTCTATAGCAATGAGAGTATTTGTTATGGAAAGAATAGCAAGTGGTGAAATATCTCCACTTGCCGCGGCCGCTGTTACTATGTCCCATGCAATGAGTTTGTATAGGGATAACTTAAATGAGACAGACTATGACAGTATGATGGAGTTAATAGTCAAATCTAAAGATAGAATAGAACCTAAGAAAAAAATATTTCATTAAAGGGTTGACTTTTCCACAGAACCTGCTAATATAATAGTATAGTGATTCGCAGAGAGAGGTTAAGAACTATGAAATTAGCAAAAAAATTCGAAGACATTAAATTCCATAATTATGGAGATATTGAGATTAGCGAACCGATAGCTATGGCTAGTGCGGCTGGTTGGTACGTTGGTTCTCTTTGTATTGAAGATGGTATTACTATGCCATATGATCGTATGACAGATTATGTTCCAACAAAAGAAATCGCAGAGTCTATGGTTTCAGCTTGGAGTGACGAATGATAGTAGATAAAAGTACAATTAATCCAGAAGAAACTATCGATTTAGATGGTCCTAATGGTAATGCTCTGTATCTTATTGGTTATATTCATAAAGTTTTTTCTTTTAAACCCGAACTTAGAGATCGAATAATCGAAGAAATGAAATCTAGTGATTATTATAATCTCTTACAAACATTTGAATATTATGTAGGACACTACGTAACTTTATTAAGTTCAGATAAAAAAGTATTAAAAACTTTATCTGATAATTCAATGGCTAAATTTAAGGTGTCAGTATGAAATTAAAAGGTGCAATAACTGTTCTTAAAAAAGAAGCAGAATTTTTAGGTATGACTTTTGAAGAGTTATTAATTTTTATTGTTCGTAATCCGTATGCAGTAAAAAACAGTACAATTGATGCATACAAAGTTTATAAAAAGGAGTTCCAATAATGAAAATAGGTGATCAAATAATAGCCAATTGGGGAGCAATGCACCCTTGGGATTATGGTACTATAACTAAGATGTGGAAAGATGCTAAATTCTTTCAAGGCGATATAATAGAAGTTACTTGGAATAGTGATTCTCATTTATCGTCTAGTGTTAAAAAATCAGATTATACAGTTGATAATATAAAAACGATACCTGATGATTTGTTTATAGATAAAGTAGGTATCTATCATAAATGTGAGGGAGATGCAGTATGAGAAAATTAATAAAAGCAACAGATGATTGGTTTGACAATCACCCAGTAATAACTGCTATAGTAGAATTTATATGTCTTGCAACAATTTTCGGTGCTGGTTACTTAGCACTAATAATATGGGGTTAATATATGGTTAAAGTTACTAAAGAAGATATCTTAGGGGATCGCCCTAAATCTAAAGTGAAACCCTTACGTAAGAAACGTAAGCTTTCTGAAGAGGCTCGTAAAGCCGCTGGCGAAAGATTAGCGAAAGCTAGAGAAGAACGCCAGAAATTAAATCCACCTAAATTAGCACACGTACACCCAGATGTACTTGCTCTACCACCTGAACACGCCTTATCTTATAAGAATGTTATGTCTTGGATAAAGTATAACAAAGAGTTGTTGCCGGGTTTGAAAAAGCAAAAGCGAATGAATGTAAAAGGTTCTATAGCTAAAGTGGCTGATATAGAAGGTTATATACGTAATCTTCAAACATACATACGTTCTGGAACTTATGTCGATCTCTTTTATGGTGCCGATCAAGAGAAGATGGTAAAATATAAAGTGGTAGTACCCGCAGGTAATAAATACGAAGATGAGTAATATTATTAAGTTTCCTAAAGGCTCATCTACCAAAGATGAGTCGAGTGATTTTCGTAGACAAGTTCGCAAACAAAAAGAACATTATGTAAATAATATAGTGGACCATCATAGCAGTAATCTTTTAGCAAATATTGGATTGTCTGGTTTTAAAATTGAGAATGAGCAATTTATGAAAGACTTTGCTTTTACTGTAGAGACTATACGTTCCGCTTTATATCGCAATATGGGATTATACCACGAATTTCATACTACTCTAGATGAAATGACAGAGTGTATTGATTCAATTGAACTTGATGAAGATGAACAAATGAGTTTAGACTTAGAACCAGAGGACTAAATGAATAGTATAGATTATCAAAAGTGGTTTGTCTTAACTGCCGAGAGAAGATCGGAAGAAGACTTGCCACCTGAAGTTGTAAAATGGATTGATAAGAGACTTGAAGAAATAGACGAAACTGCTAAGAGAGATGCCACATATTCAGAAGATGATGATATAGGAAGTGGTGATACTCTAACTTAATTATTTTTTAATATGATATTGAATAAAATCAACAAAGCTAAAGCCAAAGCTTTTATACAAAACAGACATTATTCACCCATAATGCCTAAATTAACAAAGCATTATATGGGCGTGTTTGTTAACAATGAACTACAAGGTGTCATAACTTTCGGTTGGGGCACTCGCCCTAAACACACCATACAAGCTTTATTTCCAGATTTAGATACTCAAGATTATTTTGAGATAGGTAAAATGTGTATGGACGATTCTATGCCTCGCAATTCTGAATCTCAAATGATTAGACACTCTGTTAGATGGCTAAAAGAAAATACAAATATAAAATATCTTTTTACTTGGGCTGATGGTATCGTTGGCAAAGTTGGTTACGTATATCAAGGTTCTAATTTTTTATATGGAGGAGCTGGCTGGACAGATACGTATGTAACAGATAAGGGTGAGAAGATACACCCTAGAACAATGCAAAGTATTATACCAAATACTAAGAATAGAAAGTATGGTATGCGGCCTAATCCAGAACAATTAAAAGAAATGAATATATCTAGAGTCAAAGGTAAAATGTTTAAATATATTTTTCCAATGTCTAAGAAAGATAGAAAGTATCTTAAAAATTCTACTACAACTTGGAACTTAGATTATCCCAAAGAAAAAGATTTGATGTGGAAAATAAAAAAGCCAGGAGAAAATTCATATCATGATACAGAGAAAATGCCTTTTGATTTGTCAAAAGAAACTGAAATGAATAAACAAAAATATAATACTGCGAGTCTTGAAAAGTTCTTTTAGAATATTACAAAGACATGATACTTTAATATAGTGTATATAAATCCGATAAAGAATATACTCATACCGATTTCGTGTATACGTTTATTCGGAGAAAATACCATGGGTAACATTATGCATAACATAGCAACTCTGCCTATTACTTTAGCACTTAATATATCGCCTTCATTATAAAATGCAAAGAAGTTAGCAATTAAAAATACTTGTAATACCCAGGCTAAACCCAAAATTACTTTATGATATTTGTAATAATATTCTTTTAAATCGACACTTTTCTTATCATGATCGTAGGGTATAATTACTTCTGCTATAAGAAACATAAGCATTGGTACCATAAGAAATAATATGTACGTAAATAAATTCCAATTGCTATCTGGAAAAAAGTTTACATCTTGTAAGGGTGTAGCCGTCCACCAAAACAGTATCATAGTGAATACTGTGATAAAGGTAAACAAAGTATGAGGCCAGTAAAACTTAACTGTTTCCTTAGTACTATTTTTTTGAATTGCAATTAAACTAGTCATACTTGTCATTATACGAACAAAGGCAAAACCAAGTATTAAAAATGCAACTGTAGATATGTGTCCAAAAACCATGTTCTATTTAGTGTCTTGACAAGCTCCTTAAAATGTGTTATAAATATAACTTAGATAAATTAAATAAAGAATAATATTATGATACTATTGGACTTAAATCAGGTTATGATTAGTAATCTGATGATACAACTCCAAAAGAACAATGATGAAATAGAAGAGAGTTTTATTCGACATATGATTCTCAATTCTATTCGATTGTACAATGTTAAGTTTGGAGAAAAGTATGGAGATTTAGTTATCGCTTGTGATGATAAGAATTACTGGCGTAAAGATATATTTCCCTACTATAAAGCACATAGAAAAGCAGATAGAGAAAAATCAACTTTAGATTGGAATCACATTTTTGGTATACTAAACAAAATACGTGATGAACTTAAAGAAACATTTCCATACAAAGTAATACAAGTAGAAAGAGCAGAGGCTGATGATATAATTGGCACTCTTTGTCATAGATTTGGAAAGATACTTAAAGCTGAAGATGATATGGATATATTAATTGTATCTGGTGATAAAGACTTTGCACAACTACAAAAGTTTGCTAATGTTGAACAGTTTTCACCAATGCTAAAGAAGTGGATAAGAATTAATAATCCAGAATCTTTTCTACGTGAACATATAATGCGAGGAGATAGGGGTGATGGTGTACCAAACTTTCTATCTGCTGATAATGTTATAGTTGCAGGTACAAGACAAAAGCCACTTGCATCAAAGAAGATTGATAAATGGGTTGGTTTAGATCCCAAAGATTTTTGTAATGAGATGATGTTACGTAACTATCATAGAAATGAAGTTTTGGTTAACTTAGAAAAAGTACCAGATAATATAAAAAATCAAGTTAATGAGAAGTTTGATAATTATAAAATACCCTCTAGAAGTGGACTACTAAATTACTTTATAAAGAACAGACTTAAATTACTGACAGATAAAATTGGAGAATTTTAATGGTTAGAAAAACATTTCACGAAATGTTTAGTGAGAATGAAAAGATAAAATCCAGAGCAGATAAAATATCTCACTTACAAAAGCATAGTAGTCCAGGATTAAAAGCAATTCTCGGTTATACTTTCGATCCAAATGTAAAGTGGTTATTACCAGAAGGTACTCCACCTTATACACCGAATGCCGTTGCTGATAATGAAGGACAATTAGAATATGAAAGTCGTAAGTTTTATTTGTTTGTTGATGGACCTAGTGAACAACAACAAGCACTAAAACAACATAAAAGGGAAGACTTGTTTATTAATATGCTAGAGAATTTAAATCCATATGATGCTAAATTACTGATAGCAATGAAGGAGAGAAAGCTACCATATAAGGGTATTACTAAGAAATTAGTAGCAGAAGCTTTTCCTAGATTAGCGAGTAATTGGTAATGAAAACTGCTTTTATAATTGGTAATGGTCCGACTAGAACAGAAGTAGACTTAAATAAATTAGTCGGTAAAGGAACTATATTCGGTTGTAATGCTCTTTATAGAGATTTTACTAAATATGATTACTTAGTTAGTATAGATAAAAGCTTTCAGAAATTATTAGAATCTGCTGGTAATGAAGGTGATTATGGTAAAATCATATTCCCACCCGAAGATGAATGCTTTGAAGATAAAGAATTTGGTGTTCCTAGAAGACGTTCAAATGCTGGAATGAATGCTATGTTAGAAGCTATCAGAAAAGGACACACTAAGTTATTTTGTTTGGGATTTGATTTTCTCTTAGCAGATGAGAAAAAGTCAACTGATAACATATATAAGAATACTGAAGGATATGGCATTGAAACTCATGCGAATGCTACAGATAATATCCACAGAGTAGCTTATTTAAATTGGTTTATGAATAAACATAATAATATTAGATTTACATTTGTTTTACCAGAAGAAGAAATGTACGTATTAACAACAGACAATGCATACGGAATAAACATACAAAATTTTATAAAACACTACGGAGAATAATATGGGTTTATATGAAGTATTAATTATATTTTTTGCTTTAATTGGTTGTGGTATCACCTCATATCGAATTGGATTAAAAGAGGGTACTAGAACGGGTATTGATGTCGGTATTGAAGGTGTTTGGACTAGAATGAGAAGAAAGGGCTTTATCCCTGCAAATGAAAGACTTGATACATTTGTAGCAAAGTTAACTGATTAATGCCCTGGCCACATAAGAATAAACCCTCTACTGGAAGAAGAAAAATTGGCTCAAGAAAAAGAAAAGCCCGTAATAAAAGAAGGCGTCAAGCAAAGGGTAAGTAGAAAAGTAAAAGAACTATGGAACATTGATAGTTTTATTGATGCTTTTGTAGATATAGCATTATTAATATTTGATGTAATTACTTCTCCTATATTAATAGTCGTTAGATTAGTTAGACACTTTTTCAATAAATGGATTAGAGATGGTATTAAAGGTGTCTTAAAATGGATAGCACATTGGTTCGAAAGAAAACGTGCTTATAGAAAGAAACATAACTATGGAATTTTCAGAACATATTGGTGGTTAATATTATCTTCTCCATTTATTATATTTGGTTTGATAATGTTAATAGCTTTTGCTTTTGGAATAAATGAAGGGATTAACGAGGCGATATCAGAAGGTTGGTAAGCCATTATGGACAGAGTAAGAGAGACAAAAGAGTTAAAAGCTTTTACTTTCAAACTCACAATGTATATTGTTATAGCAGTATACTATGTTCAATTAATGTATGAATGGCTTTGGTTAGGTTATCCACATCACGTATGGATTATGCAACTGATGAAATATATTACTACTGGTGAACTTGTTGAATAATTGAGGTTTATATATACTATGATTTGTTTAAAGGAAAGAAACATTGAAAACACAACTAAAAATAAATTGTTAACCTGGGGAGCCTTTGCTCCCCTTTTTTTTGTCTAGAAAAGGAGATATCTGAATGATTTTAAGAATGAATAGAAGAGACTTTGGTATCGGTACTGCTACTGCTTTAGCCGCACTATCGTCTTGGCCAGCTTTTGCGGGTAGTAAATTAAAAGTAGCAGGAATATATACAGTT